CAGGAAGATGGTACAAGCGGATGCCATTTTGTTCTTTCTTTTCTAGTTCAAGATCACCTAAAAAATTACAATGAATAAAACTCATACACCGATTTCCATTTTTGCAAGGATATATTCTTTCACTAATCCAGAGCGAACAATATCATCAACTCCAAATTCAATAATATCAATTGAAGGCATAATACGAAGAACCTTCATAAAATCAATGATACCATTTCTCTCATTCGTTTTAATCAAATCCGTTTGAGTAGCATCACCACAGAACATAATTTTACTGTTCTCACCTACACGAGTAATTATACTATCAAGTTCATGATAATTCAAGTTTTGGAATTCATCTACAATGATAATTGAATTATCCAGAGTAGTTCCGCGAATAAAAGAAGTAGACCAAAAACTAATAGTTCCTTGAGTTTTGAGGTTTCCATACAACATTTCAAATGAAGCGTCGTCAGGCATCTGGAACATGAACTTAACCATGTTCTTATAAGGAATTTGATAGAGAGAAGATTTATCTTCATGATCTCCTGGAAGAAATCCAATCTCACGGGTAGCAACAAGAGATCTTACAATGTAAATCTTTTCATATGGACTTCTTTCATCCAGAACATCCTGAAGAGCATTATAGAGAGTAATAAATGTTTTACCCGTTCCAGCACAACCATAAGCAACGATATTTTGTTGTTTTTCGTATGCTTCATATAATTTTTTTTGGTTTTCAGTAAGAGGTTCAATATCCCTCATTAAATCCAAACTAATTGGTTTCTTACGCTTCATTTGTTTAGCGGTCATTCCAACACCAATTGGTTGATCGTCTACTCTTTTTCTTCTTGCCATATAAAATAAGTTGATTAGATTTTCTTTACTTTTGATCCGGGCATTTTTGCTGCACGACCTAAAACATCATTCCATCCTGGATTTTTTTGTACTAACTTATTTTGCCAGTCACCAACTTCTCCAGGAGATGCACAACCTTCAGACCAATCCCTTTTCCATTCAGGATTATCTTTATACCACTGAGTGATATCATGCACACTCATTTCAATGACTTTCTTTTCACCAGTTTCTTTATGAATAATTGGATAAATTGCCAAGTTTATTCCTCCATTTTATATGAGAATATTTAGTCTATACGAACTGAAGGTTGGATACTTTCACAATCATCACAGTTATCACGAGTCCAACCAAGAGCAACAGACACTGAAGGGAATTTACAAGTAAAAATACAACGAATTGCCTCAGCAATGTCCATATGTTCCTTTTGTGTACCATGAGCAGAACGAAGATCAATATAATGAATCCATGACCTTACAGAACCGGTCATATAGAGTCTTGTAGGGGTTGCAAGGGGTAATACAAACCTTGCGCACTCCTTTGCCACTCCCTTGTCTAGAAGGCGGTTGTAGAGTCTCTGGGAGTGCTCAAAATGCATTCTAATATCTTCTAGGAGAGTGAGCTTTAAATAGTCTGGCATATCATCAATACTATTCTGACGATTCTTTGTATCTTGCCTACGAAGTTCTGGAAGAGGAATAGTTTGATTCAAAAGATTTGTATCAGCATATCGTTGGGAAAATTCTTGATATGTGAAACTACGGTGTCGAAGTATTTGAGCAGCGATACCCCTTGTAGTATTAATCTCTACTGTCATCGATGCTTGCTCAAAGATACTCCAGTGTTGATGCTTAATACAGTACTTAAGGAGTCCTTCAAAACTTTCATTATCTTGATTCTTTGGATTTGAAACCCTTGCACAATACGCCATATGCTTTTCTGCATCTGGTGTTACTGATACAAGTTTAACTTCTGGTTTCATAAATTCGAATTCTTCAAGCATTTCCTTCACAGTCCATCTCCATCATCGTCATTTGTTAGTTTGTATTTTCTATTTACTTTTACTGGTCCATACATGGGGTCATCTTCTTCATCATAAAATACTTCATCATAATCGTCAATGTATGGAGCAATGTCTTCATATTGAGTTTCTGGTTTATAAGAATCTACATCAGAATAAACTTCTGATTTAAGACAGTCAACAAGAGACTCTAAGTTTCTTATAATAAGCTTAAGCTTTTCTTTATCCATGTTTATCAACCCTCACAAAGGTAATTATACATAAAAAAAGAGGGTCAGTCAAGACCCTCTTTGAAATATCAAGCAACTTGAGGTTGCTTTGCCATATTCAGTTGTGCATTATGAAGGAGTTGTTCCTTCTTTGCTTTTTTCTTAAGATAACGAACGAAGTAAGTATTCATCTCATTTACCTCCTGTTCTTTCCATGGGAAGTTTATTTCCTTGTTCGTCAACATAAAACATGGTCCCACGATAGATTTCTACGTGGGGAGTTGGTTTGAACGATTGATTCGGACGATTTGGAGTGTCATATTCGACACCACGATATACTACTTTTGACATTAGGTTTTCTCCTTAGTTTTTAGGTTAAAGAGCGTTCCTTCAGTCGGCGTTTGCGTTCGCTATTTTCGAATAGCGAATGAACGATCCGTTCCGCGTCAACTTACTTCCGTCCTATCTGCACCTTGCAATGAAATCCCTTCGGAGTTCTAATAACAATCGGTCCTCTATCTTTTGTGGTACTACATCGTCGTTTTTAACGATGTCCATTAGTTCCATAGCCGTGTCACAAGATACTGAAACGGGTGACGTTGCAATAACTTGTGGCGTTGAAACAAAGAGGAAAGGAACCCATGCTAACAGCAAAAGTGCTTTAGACATAGGATGAACGGTAGGGGATTAATATACCCCTATTCACACTATGTAGTCAAGCACTTTTGTAAAATACGATACTATTTTTAGTATTTCTTTATCTTTCTATATAACTTAATGTATGATTAGATGCATAAAGTTGTTGGATGATAATATCACATCCAATCTTTGGATTACAATCTCCACAGGTGTAAACATCTACTGCTGCTTTACCTTCTTCAGGCCATGTATGGATGCTAATATGACTTTCAGATAGCAAACAAAGAACGGTGACTCCTTGTGGGTCAAACTTCTTTGAAATAGTCTGAACTATTGTAGCACCGCTTGCAACTGCTGCGTTTTCCAAAAGGTCTATAAGACAACGCTCGTCGTCCAAAAGGACAAACGAGCATCCATACAAGTTAAGTAGATAATGCTTCCCCATTTTACAGTGGATTCTCCTCCGCTTCCTTAATCAATGAACTTACAATCTCTTCTGTACCATCCATTGATTTAATAGCGAACAGAGATGATTTTTGATATTTTTTAATTTTTTTATATTGCTTTAAAACAATATCTATGTTATCTAAATCTATTGTAATTTTAGCGTCTTTACCAATTCTATTTTCTTTCCCTTGACCACCAAATCCTGCACTCATTTTTTTTTCTTTTTTTCAGGTTGCTTATATCCCCAAAGTCTGGGGTTAGTTCTACCATATCCAAAATCAATTTTTTGAACTGCACCAGGACCATACTTATCATAATACATATCAAAAAGATTAACTCTTTTATGGCAACGTGTTAAATCAATATATTGTTTTCCATTTTCAATATACCAAATCAAATATGCATCATTCGGAAATGAGGTGTCTTTTGCCTTATCAATTGTTGTTTTTTCTAAAAGAATTTGACACCCATACTCATGTGGCAGAATTTGTTTTTCACTTTTAGACGATTCTGCCATTTTCTTCTTTGCTCCCACTGCTACTGTCATGAACGACCCCCCCATTGAATGTCGGGGTAGGCTTCGGAAACGATTTCTTTTGTTATCTTATATTTAGTTTGAAGTCTTTTATCCTTAACAAGCACTAAGATTTCTGCTTCTTTTGGATGAAGTCCTTCAAGAATGTTAATAAACATCGTCTCTCTTCTGAGAGAACTTAAATCATTATTTCCGCCTTTTACAAAATTATAAAACATATTATATTCTTTACGAATAGAAGATCTTCCTTGATCCATAGATCCTAAAGAATTTGAACTAAGTTCATTCATTTTAGATACTGCATCATCAATTTTAGAACTTAAAGTTCCACTATATGAAGTTTGTTCCCCTGCACTTGCATAAGGAACATCTCCTTCTGGCAACAATGATACTACAGATTCATCAAAATTCCAGATTAAAATTGTCTTTAATGAAGGATCTTCATATTTTTGAAGTACTTCAACTTTTTTTGAATTTGTCCTCTGTTTTGAAGCAAGGTCTAAAACTTCAAATGCAAAAGGATTAGTTGGAAGAGAATCCACACTTTGTTCAGTCTTCTTCCTCGTCTTCGTCGGTGTAGTCATAATCGTAATCGCTATTTTCAAATGTTACTGCAACTATTTCGTCAGGAATCACCTGTCCATTTTCATCAAAGAACTCTGGATGCAAATAAGGAGGTCTATTTTCTATTAGATGCCTATATGTTAACCATCCTATTATACCCCCAACCATAAAAAAGAGCAAAGTGAACATTACTGAGAATGTTATTACATATGCTGGTTCCATTTTTCTTCTCCAGAGAGTTTATTTTTTTATTATATCAAAGTGAAATTCTATAAAAAAGTGAAACTCTCTACGGAAAAGAGAGATCATTTTACCAAACTTCACTTGAAAAGTTTTTGGTGTTGGTGATCTTCTCCTCCTATTCCTAAGTAATAATTCAACACCTCTATTAATTTGAGGTTCTGACTTATTTAGTTTTCTTTTTTCTCCTTCCTGGTCTTCTGTCATGGTCGTATCTCCAGGCATCTTCAAGAATATTATAAAGATAGTTTCTTATTTTTCTTGCTTGTGGTTTTGGAATATATCCGTATGCTTCTCTAAGTTGTTTATGCATTTCATCGCCGCCACCTTCAAGGTAATCATCTAAGTCCATTACAAGTTCGCTCAATTCATTTGCTGTTGAACTTTCAATAAACTCTTTAACTTCTAATCTTTTTGTTCCACGATCTTTCAAATAATCATAAAAACTCAAAACAAATTTTCCATTAAAAGCAAAATCAATTGCTTTTTCAACATCATTATAGACTTCGTGAAATGTGCTTTCCATTAAACCAAATTTTGCTCCTTTAGATATTTAACTGTATCTGTACATCCACCAATATGTTTGTCGTCTGCGATAACTTGTGGAAATGTAGATCCTTGACCAAATTCTGAATAAAACTCTTCTCTTGTGAAATCAGTATTAAGTTTATAGATCACATGCTGTAAGTTTGCCAACTTTAACACTTGTTCTACTTTAGTGCAATATGGGCAACCATCTTTTGAATAAACTGTAAATTTCATAATCTTATATAAAGTATTAACTTATTTTATATATTAAAACAAAAAAATGGAGAGAATTTCTCCTCTCCATCCTAGCACCTTAACAATTAAAAGTCAAAAATTACATATCTAAACCATGATGATCTTGATAATCATGATGGTCATGATAAAAATCATTAATATGCGAAAGATCAACATTCTCATGAAAATCAGTAGTATGCTCTGGATAATCTATATAATGGGCATCATGGTTCCAATCAAATTCTGGTTGATGTTTATCTGAAGGATTTTCTGTCAAGAATTTATCTATCAGGTCTGCAGTATTTCCATCAGGAGTTTCATCATTCTCAGCATTGTTATTAGGTCCTGAATTACCTGGAGCATCCTGATCCCCATTTCCCCATCCATTGTTGCCTTTATTCTCAGGTTTTCCTCCACCTCCTCCATTGTTATCAGTATCTTGATGAGAATTACCCTGTTCTCCTGAAGTGTTGTCGTTTTCAGCATTGTTATTTGATCCTGAATTACCTGGAGCATCTTGATCGCCATTACCAAATCCATTATTTCCCTTTTCGGAATCTGGATTTTCAGGTTCCTCAGGGTCTTCTGGATCTTCTAAATCCTCATCATTCTCAGCATTGTTATTTGATCCCGAATTACCTGGAGCATCCTGATCCCCATTTCCAAATCCATTATTTTGATTATTGTTTGGCGATCCATCACTACCATTGCCATTCCCATTTTGGTGAGAATTACCCTGTTCTCCTGGGGTTTCATCATTCTCCGCATTATTATTTGGACCTGAATTGCCAGGAGCATCCTGATCTCCATTTCCAAATCCATTATTTCCTTTGTCTTTATCTTCAGGTTCCTCAGGATCTTCTGGATCTTCTGGTTCCTCAGGATCTTCTGGTTCCTCAGGATCTTCTGGTTCCTCAGGATCTTCTGGTTCCTCAGGATCTTCTGGATCTTCTGGATCTTCTGGATCTTCTGGTTCCTCAGGATCTTCTGGATCTTCTGGATCTTCTGGATCTTCTGGTTCCTCAGGTTCCTCAGGATCTTCTGGATCTTCTGGTTCCTCAGGATCTTCTGGATCTACAGGAGGATCAACTGGTGGATCTACAGGAGGATCAACTGGTGGATCTACAGGAGGATCAACTGGTGGATCTACAGGAGGATCAACTGGTGGATCTACAGGAGGATCTACAGGAGGAACTGGGGGA